CTACCATTTGCAGCTTGAGATAAAGCTTCTTGAAAAGAATAATCTCTAATCTCTTTATCTATTTTTTTAGATACAGGTGCGCCAGATATAACAGCTGTATTTCTTTTGATAGTTTCTAATTTTTCTGCTCTCTCAATTTTTACATCAAGATTGTCTATCTCAGTTAATAATGCGTCAACATTATTATTTTCATCAGCAGTTAAATCTCTTTCCTCAGTAGTAGCCAATTCTTTTACATTGTCTAACTGTGAAAGAATATCTGCTCTTTCTTCTTTTAGTTCAATACTATTTTTCATTTCTTTTTTTTTTAAAATTATAAATCATTTATTTTTTTCTCTTTGCTAATTCTATCTTTAATGAAACCAGAGAACGTTTCACTAAATCATCTTGCTCTTCTTCTTGTTTTATTTTATCTTTATATGTTGCCAATCCTCTTTGTGCAATAATTAAATCATTTGCGTCTGGATAAGCGGCAAAAGTTACCGGACTAACATCATATAATCTATTTATTTTTTTGATAGTTCTAATATTATTACCATCATCATCACTTGTCCATTCATCCTCTTCAACAGTAAATGCAAATGAACTTTGGTTTATATCTCCTCTTTCCATAGAAACCACTAAATCTTTTCCATAAGATGTATCTGGCACATCAAATTCATATCTCAATCCCTTTTCATCTGCATTCAATCTTAATGTACCAGATGTTGACCGACCTAAAATAAGATTCTGATCGTGATTGATTAAAGCTCTGACATCAGAGTTTTCTATAAGTTCTGGAGTAAATGCTCCAGCTTCTATAAACTCATAAAATCCGCCAAGATTTTCACTTCTTTTTCCATATACAGAAGCATGTCCAATAATTATTTTTTTACCATCTTCTGTTTCTTCTGTTCGTGTTTCTATATTAAAAATTCTTTTTTCCATAATATTATCTGTCATGCATCTTTCAATGAACTCAGCATCCGTTTCATATTGTTCTGGCTTAGGCAACGGCATCTTCTTCTCCTATCTTTTCTATTGTAGTCATGTTAAGAGGCATAAAATGTTTATCTCCCCCATCAATACTATTCATATTTTCTTTTTGTCTTACTTCATTTATACTCATATATCCATTTGTAATTGCTGCTTTATATGCTTCTGTTCTTGATTTAACATCTCCTCTTAATAAAGCATTCACATTAAATTCAGTATAAACTCTTCCCAATTCGCTTTGTTTAAATAATTTGAGATTCATCTCATTTTCAATCCTTGTTAAATATGGCATCAATGTATAAGTTACAAATTCTTGAGATTGCATTTCAATATTATTAAAGCTTGATTTAGTTAAATCTTTTAACATATGCGGAGGTACATTAAAAATCCTTGCAACTTCTTCAATTGAAAATTGTCTACTTGTTAAAAATTGAGCTTGGTCTGGAGGAATAGAAATTGGTTTAAATGTTAATCCCTCTTCTAATATTGCAGTTTGATTTGCTCCAGTCAATTTAGAATAAGTATTATTAAAGGAGCTTCTTAATCTATCAATTGCAGTTTCACTTAATGCACGATCGGTTGAAAGTTTTGCTCCATTTTTAAAAAAAGTATTTCCATATTCTTCAATGGCTAATCCCCAAGAGATTGCATTTTTACATTGTGAAATTGGAGATAGTCCATTTATTCCATCAGTTGTGATTCCAGTAAAATGTAAAATCTCTTCACTATTATAAGTATCTCCAGTTGAAGCATCATCATAATATAACTGGTTGTCTTGTTTTAATATTGTTACATCATCATAATTTAATGGAAATAAATTTACTGGAGTTGCATTATTGTTTCTTGAAATAAAAACATATGAGTTTCCATTGGTGCATAAATCCATCATTATCTTTTCCAAAAATGTTATTTTGTTTTGATATGGATTTGGCTTATACTTTAATAAATTATATATTGGAGATTTAGTTAATTCTTCTGTGTTGCCATCTTTTTGCTTTTCATAAACAGATAATGGTAATGATGAAACGCTTTCACTTAATAATCTGATCGCACTCCAAACAGCAGTAAAAGTTAATGCAGTGTCATTGCCGACATTAACACTACTTCCAAAAGCTGTGCTAAATGTTATGCCTCTTTCTTGTTTTTTAGGAGGATTAAAAATACGTTTAATTGAATCAAGTATGCTCAAAATCTTATAAGAATTTTCACAATAATACGTTTTAATTTTTTATTATGTGTGCAACTTGTTTGCCTTTTTCAATCTTTTATCTCTGCAATTTCTGTAACTATTATAATCAGCATATCTTCTTTTTTTAAAGTGTAGTATATATTCTTTTTCTAATTCCTCATATGCTTGTTTATATGTTTTACTTTCTTTTGCTAAATCCCAGAATCTTTTATCAAATCCATCTGGATTTAATAATGCTATTATTTCTAATTTCATATTATAATGTGATTATTCCACGTTCATCGTATACACTATCTCCATCATCTTCAGAATAATATTCTCCAAGAGCCATTATCAATGCAACAATTGGATCAATTCGATCAGTAGATTTTGCTTTGTTTGGCTTGATGTTTCCAGCTGGATCTTCTTGAATTGCTACATTTGACAAACACCAATTCAAGCATGGGTTATTATCATGGATTATATTCTTTCCAATTATTTGAATCTCTAAATCTTTTGTTGGCATATTCATTGAAACAAATCCCTGACCGAAAGGGTCAAGAGTTGCTCCATCATTTTGCAAATCAATTACTAATTGAGAAGCTCCCCATCTATCATATGCAATAGATTGGATTCTATATTTTTTACTTAAGTCATTTATTTTGGCTCTAATGAAATTGTAATCTTGAACATCTCCAGCAGTTCCAAATATATGCCCATCTCTTAACCATTCCATATAATTTACACCATCTCTATCACTTCTTTTTTTTGCATTTTCTTCAGGAATAAAAATAAATGGAAGCATAATAAATTTTCCATCAACATTGAAAAGTAATACAAAAGCGGATAAATCTCTTGTTGATGCTAAGTCTAAACCGCCCCAACATTCTCGATTTTCCAAAATTGAATAATCAAAATCTTGATAACATTCCATCCATTCATTATGTCCAATCCATTTGGTTTGTGATTCAGTCCAAATGTTTAACATCAATCTTTTAAATGTGTTTTGATAAGATGGCAAATCAACTGCTCTTTGTGATTCCCTTTTTAAATAATCTTTTCTCAATGATACCCCATAATTGGGATTTGCTTTCTTCCATACTTCTTCACTTGTAATGTCATCTTCATTATCTGCTTCATATATTACTGTATAAAATGAATCATCTTTTATGCTGCCATCTTTAACTTTCTTTGCATAAGAATAAACTTCATAACATATAGATTGCCTATCATATCCAGCAGTTGTAATTGCAATTGTTAATGGCTCTCTTCTTGCTCCAGTTGATGTTGTTAATGTATCCCATAAATCTCTGTTTGGTTGTGTGTGTAGCTCATCAAAAATAATGCAGTTAGCATTGAATCCATGTTTGGTTTTACTATCAGAAGAAATAGCTTGAAAGAAATTTCCTTTGCTTTGATTTGTGATTGAGTTTCTAAATACTTTTCCCCTCTGCTCTAATTCTGGATTTTGTAATATCATACTCTTAGCAATCTCAAAAACTATTCCAGCTTGATTTCTATCTCCAGCAGCAGCATATATTTCAGCTCCTCTTTCATTATCTGCAAACAACATATAAATCCCGATCGCTGCACATAGTGTTGTCTTACCATTCTTTCTTGGTACTTCAATAAATACTGTTCTATATTTTCTAAATCCAGTATCTTTATTTTTCCATCCAAATATATCTCCAACAATTTCTTTTTGCCAATCCTCCAGCAGAAAAGGTTTCCCAGTTAATTCTCCTTTTGTATGTGTTATAAAAGTTTCAATAAAACTTATTGCTTTATGTGAAGCATCTTTGTCAAAGTAATACATTTAAAATAATCTTGTTTGTTGTTTATGTTGTTCTATTCTTTTCATAGCTGCTTCAAAATATTCTTTGTCAAGTTCACAAGCAGTTAAATCATATCCTAAATTGTGACATGCAATAGCAATACTTCCACTTCCTAAATGTGTATCAAGTATTTTGTCTCCCTCTTTTGCATAGTTCATTAATAACCATTCATAAAGTTCTTTTGGTTTTTCTGTTGGGTGTATTCTTTTTATTTGATATTTTTTTTTAAACCCCGCCCATAAATGGTCATACATATTACACTTTTTATTAAAACTACTCCAAGCAAGTTCTGCCATTGACAAATACTCTTTTATGTCTGCTTTTTTATTCCAAACTATCCATCCCTTTGATGGCTTAAGATACTCTGTAAAATAATTACCTCCCCATATTATTTGGTTTTTACTTACTCTTTTTAATTCATCAAAGTATTCTTTTTTAGGAATAGAACTATCATCAAAAGTTCTATATACTTGGCTATTTGGGTTCTTCCATTTAGCTGTAGGTCTATCTGCCTTATTTCTATCTCCTGCTTCATTAATTCCATAAGGAGGGTCAACTATTGCTAAGTCAAAATAGTTATCCTTATATCTTGACATTAAATCCATATTATCTTCATTGGTAATGTTAATCAAAATAATTATTTATCTGTGTATTG